TTAAGCTGTAGTGTTCCAGCATTTGTATTTCCTTTAACCTCAAATAATCCTGTGCCATTTGGTGTTACTTTTATATTTCCATTAGTTGTTGATGTATTTATTTCTCTTGTTTGTACATCTAAATTTCCTCCGAGTTGCGGAGAAGTGTCATCAACTACGTTTGATATTCCACTCGCACCACTTAATGAACCCCAAGCACCATTGTTATATCCTTCAAAGGTATTAGTTTGACTATTATGACGTATCATTCCAACAACAGGACTTCCATCCCTTTGTGCGGTCGTTCCAGAAGGTAATGTTATTGAAGATGTTACATTAAATGTTGCTCTAGCTGTAAAAGTATTAGCAACAGATAATGAAGCATGACCTAAATTTGCAAGGCTTACATCACCTAAAGAAATAGCAGCGTTATTAGCTGCATTTTGAATTTTTAAAGTATTACCATCAATAAAAGGTGTATAAGCTGCAACTCCTATACTTGGAGTTCCAGAACCTTGATTTAATGTTGATAAGGCTGCAATTATTTGATTAAGCTTCGTTCTCACACTCAACCCTGTGCCATTATCAACGGTGAATCCGTTACCCCCAACATTATCAACTCTTGCCATTTAAAAAACAGTAATTTTTCTTAGTATATCTGTTTTATCCACCTTTACCAAATCCAACAGCAGTAAAATTAAAGTTTCTATTTATTGAAGCACCAGAACTATTTTTAAAATGCACAGTAAAACCAGTTGAACTTACATTTGTAAGAGTAAAAAAGTCACCGCTTGCAAGATCAGTTGCAGTTATTCCCACTGATGGTAAGTGTGAATTTGCACCTAATAAACTGCTAGTACCAACAAAAAAAGGATGTTCAAAATTAACATTTTTAGCACCTGCACCAGATGCAATAGCTGTTGCACTTTGTTCTGTTCTTCTTTGTAAACTTGCAGTATATCCAAGCTCTGTAACTTGAATATCCTGTGCTGGATCATTTGATGTAAGATTAGCTCTAAACTGAAAACCTCTTCCTCTATACGTTCCATTTGCAAATTTCTGAAAATCTGTATAAGTAGGTGAACCAGAACTAGGATCATCTGTTGTTACTCTTACAAGCATATCTGCGTTCACATCTACAGAAGCAGTACCATCAAAATCCTGTAAATCATCTATTAATCCTCTACTGTCAATTAGATCATTAGGATATATTGCCTGTGATTTAACGTGTTTTTTAAGATCAAGAGCAAAAACACCTCCCAAGTCTAAAGTAGTACCACCAGGACTTCCACCAAAATCATAATTACCAGAAGAACTAACACCACCTAAATCATCAAGACTTGCCTCCGCATCAAAATCAGTAATATCATCAAATTGTCCTGTACCACTAAGGTTTATGGAATTACTGACAGGATCAAAACCAATATTAGTTTTTGTACCTTGAAATTTGGGATTGTCTTGATCTTCACGCCTTGTTTGCGTTATTAGTGATGGTTGTGGATCTGGTAAATCTATTACAACACTTGTTTCTCCAACACTAAACCTCTGTCCATCATCCTGTGCTTTTAAAATTACCTCACCAGCCAAAATTGGAATTTCAGCAGAACTTGTATTACCAGATAATGCTTGAATTAAATCTGTTGCATTAGAAAATGTACCACTACCATCTGTTACAGGTGAATGTCTTACATAAATTCTTCCACCTGCTATAACATCTGCTTCTGTAACAGGATTCCATCTTATTCTTGCAAGTTTATCTGTAATAGGTTCAAATGTAAGTCCAGTTATGTCAGCAGGTGGTGCTGTTTTACCTACAGCATTAAATGTAAGTGTTGCAGGTGTTCTTGATGGCTGATTTAAAGCATTAAAACTAAATACTCTAAATTCGTAAGTACCAACATCTGTATTAAATATTTCAGCATTACTTGATGGTGTTTCAATAGTTTTAAAATCACCATTGTTTGCTCTGAATTGTACCTGGTATTTTGTTACACCTGCCTGTGGTTGCCAATCTAAAATAATTTTTGGTACTGCAGTGCTATTTATAACAACAATTTTTTCAGATGCATTTAGTCCATCAGGAGGGTCTTTTATTTCAGTAAGTGTTGTAATATTTCTTGTAGGTAATGCAGAACCATCTTCAACAAAAGCATATTTACCACTGTTATGTTCTAAACCACTAATAGTAAAAGTAAGATCTTGATTTTCAGTTATTGATAAAACACGCCATGTTGTTGTTTGTAATGTTGAAGTTTCTAAAATATATGGTGCATGCTGATTAGGTGCTTGAGAATAACTAGAAGAAACAGTTATTGTAGCTGAGTTTATAGAACTTATATTTCTTGTCTCTAAAGATCCATCAGGTAAAATTACAGATAATGTAGGATTATCAGAAAGTGAAGGTATATCAGTATCAGCAGTATCATCTAAAACAACAGTAGTTGTATTAGTAACACTTTTCAGTAACCCACCTCTTCTTACACCTGCTTTTAAATTATCAGATACAGATATAATATCTCCTGGTCTTACTAAACAACCTGCAGCAATAGTTGTATTAAATGTAATTGTTTCTCCAGAATTTTGTTCATTGAATAAAAACCATCTACCTAATCTTGCAGCTTGACCTCTTGATGTTGTTGCAAATGCTTTTATAGTCTTTACATGAACTCCGTATTTATTTTGTGTTGCGTTATCAGCTTCAACTGTTTCAATATCTAATTCCTGTGTTGTCATATCTAGATATGAAACATGAATCACAGTATGTCTTGTATCTAAGCTAGAACCAAAATATGTAAAACCATCATCAGTGACATTTGCATTATTAAATAAATAAGATGAATTTTTTGGTGCATCCTGTGAAATTACAATACCACCTGCAGAATAATAAGGCATTGCTCTCATTACACTACATAAATCATTAATAACTGTATAAGCTTCCTGTGCCTGTGTAATATTTACATTACAGCTAAATCTAGGTTCAGTTGATCCTGTTCCAGATCCATCATCAACCTGACCTCCACAGTATTCACTTACTGTTTTAAAAGTAAATTTATCTAGTGCTGATTCTGAAATAGAACAGCCATAACGTGTATTAGTTAATAAATCATATAAAATCCATGCTGGATCTGAACACCATTCCTTATCAGCCTTAAATGTTCCATTCCATGTACCGCTATATGTTAAAGATCCATCAGCTAAATTTACTGTTGCATTAGAAGGAATTTTTACTTTTATTCCACGTAATTTATATACTCTTTTAGGAACTCTTGGAAATTGCTCCGCATTAAATCTTAACGCTACATGTGCTGTATCTGGATATGCATTTTGTTCAAAAATTATATTAGTTGCACTATGAAATGAAAATGCATTAACAAGTTTTGATTCTGTACTATCTGCAGTTATTCTTTCTACTCTTATCTGTACAGGAAATGAAGTAGTAGATTTTAGTTTTACAAGATAATCTCTAAAATATGCATTTGTTGATCTACCTGTTACTGTGTCATTTATAACAGTTGTTGTTGTACCATCATTTTCTATTGTTTTTATTAATAAATTAACAGAAACACCATTAATATCACCATTATCTTCAAATTTCTGCATTGCTGGAAATCTTAAAGTAACACGTACTGAATTAATATTTGATTGATTTACAGTATGAGTTACAGGAGAAGATGATGTTACTGTTGTAACTATTGGTATTTCAGTTTCAATATTATTAATGCCATCAATAAAAGTCTGATTTGATGTGCCAAGTCTAAAATCAAAACCTACATCTTTATAGTTAAAATCACTATCCTGTGGTGCTGTGTTACTTGCTGCAGCCTGTAATATGGGAGTTTGATTTAAAAATATATCTTTTTTAAATGCATTAAAATATGCTGCAGATGTTTTATCAGTAATTCCATCTTTTGATGCTGTAGCTGAACCCTCTATATTTCCTTCAGAAAGCAGTTCCACAATCGTATTAAACTGTTTTGAAGATAACGCACCACTAGGTAAATCAGGATTATTGAAAACTGTATTTTGATTAAATTCGTTTATAGACATTAGTTTGTACCTTCAACTTGAATTGTATCAACACCATTAGATACAACAATAGAACCAACTAAAATTTCACCATAAGCAATATTAACTGGAACACCAGCATTACTAATATTAGTAAGTCCTGTAAAGGAATAATTAGATGCTAATGCAGATGGATCTAATGAATCCTGTGATGTATTAGGGTTTCTTGTATCTTTCTGCTCAGATAAAAGATTATTTACGCCACTCAATATTAAAGTTGTACCAATATAGCTAACAATAGTTCCAATAATTGTTTTTGCTAAATATTTTTTTGCTGCATATTTAACAACAGCACCAATAATAATACTGAAAAAATTACCATGTACAACAGGAATTATTTTTATATCTTTATCAGTTTGTATATTTAATAAATCTTCTGTAATAACTTTTGCACCAACAGTAACAACATATAGCTGTTCTTTCATGTGCTTATCTATATCCTTAAAATTACAAAGTAAAAAACTAAAGGCTTCTCTTGGACTATTAATATCAGCAATAAATTCTGATTTGCCTACAAATTTTCTTAATTTGCCATATACCTTAATTTTTTTTAGCATCTATTTTATTTGGCAATAATGTTTCTATCTTATCTGAATCTGGTGAAACTAGATAAAAAGGTAAATCTATTGAGTTACAGCTATAAATATCAGCATCAGAAAAAACTAATATATTTTGTGGATGACTATGAACTATACCAACTATTTCATCAGTTTCATCTTCAATATCTGCATACTGTATAGGTTCAATAATGAAAGATTCAGTTTTTAATTCATCTGCTACATTTTTACATTTATAATATATTGTTTGATTATTTTTTATTGCTAATATTCCACATGATTCTTCTGGTTTACATTCTTTTGCATGTGCAATAGCATCTTTTTTCCATTGTTCCATGTTAATTAATAAATGTACCAACTCCAGGAAAGTCTTTTCTTGTTACCTGTCTTTTAGGTATTCGTAGATTTGTTTTATCTAAATCACCAGCTAATTCAAATTGTACTAATGTACGTGTTTCTGTAACCTTACGTTTGATTAAATATATCTCCTGTTCTAATTCATCAGAAGATGGAGTACCAAATGGATTAGTACCACCACTGAAATTAGCAGCATCTAAATTATCTGCAGTAGTTTGTATTCTTGTTACTTTTGCATTTAATAAATCATTATGTGGTGTAACTAAATTAACTATCAACATCAAATCAGTAACACTTATAACAGAACCAGATCTAGTAATACCACCTAAATTTGAAACAGTTAATGTAGGTCTTGGAATCATTCCAGTACCACTTTTTTCAAAACCATCTGCTTCTATAGGAAATCTTTGATAACTATTACCCTGCCATACTAATTCTGCATTACTATTAAGGTTTACTCCACTATGAAATCTATATAAAATCGGAACACCAGAAGGATTACCAGTTGCATAATGTAAACCTTCAACTAATTCAAGTACAAATAATTCAATAATTGAATTAGGTGTTAACTTCTGTAATTCAGATACAGGTATTGCCATTATGGTTCAAATACCTCTTCAAATTGACAGGTAATAGTTGCTCTATTTGGAAAACGTATTTCTTTTTTATGACTTTTACAGATATATTTTTTAGCTGATGATTCTCCTGGTGCTGTGAAATCAAAATTTTCTACACCTTTTCTTGCTACAAAAAATGCTTCTATAGTATCTGCATCAGCTTCAGTTAGATTATTAAATGCAACAGATAACATCATAGGATTTTGATTTAATCCTCTTGTAAAACGCTGCTGATAACCGTCACCTAACTGTATTGTTTCTACATTAGGTGTCTGCGTTTTTGTAAACCCATAGGAAGGTTCAATAGAAGGAAATGTTGGCATAATTTATGCAGTTGATAATAAACCACCAGGCCTTTTTTCTTTAATTAATTCATTTTTTATAGCAACACCAATTAACTGTCCTAACTGATTTCCTTCATTATTATTACCACTAACAGAAGAACTAGAAGCATCAACAGAAACATTTATAACAGTAGAACCACCACCAGAAGATTGTACTCCTAACTTTCCATTTGCACCTCTGCGTAAAGGTAATATTGCTTCTGCACCTGCTTCACCCATTAATCCCATGCCATTTGCCATAGGGAATAAAGTTGGACGTTTTACAATTCCTCCATAGGCATATTTCTGAACCTGACCATTAAGAAATGCATTACCATCAGCATTGCCAAATAATCCACCAATAAAATTACTTAATGGTTTTGTTATTGATTGTTGTATTTGCATACGCACCATATCTCTGATAATAGAGTTTGCTAAATCTTTGAAACTTAATTTGCCTGTCATTACAAAATCAACTAATGCATCTTCCATACCTTTTATTCCTTTAATTACAACATCTGCCATTGATTCCTGTACTGTTTTTAAACTATCATTAAATGCTTTTAATTTATCTCTCATTGTCTGACCAAAACCTTTTTCTATAGCTTCACTAGCACCTGTAGCACTTTCTTCTATTTTTCTAAAATAGCTTTCTGGTGCATTTGTATCTGTACTAAATAATTCCTGTATACTTTCAAAATTTTCTTTAAATCGTTCTTCAAAACCACTAACAAAATCTTCACCAAAAAAATTACCCATTACACCTTTATAACTATCTAATAAACCAGAACCTACATTTTTAAGTGCATTACCAGTACCACCTAAGAGCCTTAACATAAATGGAGGTATATTATCTACAACACTTTTAATAAAATTTTGTACTCTTGTTGCTAATGCACCTATTGCCTTAATTATTTCATCAATTAATTTTACAGTTGCAAAAATTCCTATTGAAATACCCCTGATTCCAATTTCCATAGCATTAAAGAAACCAGTAAAATCATTATCTGCACTAAACAATTCAGAAAATACCTTAACAATAGTATTAAGTGCTGGCAATAATGCGTCAGTAAGTTGTTTTCTAAAACCATCAAATTTTATTGCTAAAACTGCTATTTGATCATTAAAAAACTCTGCGTTCTGTGCAAATTCATCTGATACAGCAAAATTAAATTCTGATAATGCTGCACTACCACCATTAAGTAAATTTATTAAACTTGCTCCTGATCTACCGAATATTTCCATTGATAATGCTGCTTTAGTAGCACCATCAGGTAATTGTGCAAATTTATCTGCTATCTCACCTAAAACCTGTTCTGATGATTTAAAAGTACCATCTGTTGTTCTTACTGATATACCTAATGCATCATAGCTATCTTTATATGTAGCTATACCCTGATCTGCTTCACGCATTGATTGGGCTAATCTTCTAAGTCCTTTATCAATAGTTTCTTGGCTTACACCTGCTAATTTACCTGCATTTACGTATGCCTGTAGAGTATTTGCAGCTATACCTGTCTGATCTGACATCTTGCCAAATGCATCTGCACTATCTATTGCACCTTTAACAAGTCCAACAAAAGCACCACCAGATATAATTAAACCTAATGCTCCAAAAGTTTTATTAAGGCCTGATACTGCTAATCTTAAATTTTTAACCTTACCTGATACACCCTGCATAGAGTTACCAAGCCTTTTAATAGAACCTGCTCCTACTGTTTTTGCTGCTACAACTAAATCAAATTTTGCCATTTATTTTTCCTTATTAAGCACTTGTAAAACACCAGCTTCTATAACTTGTAATTTTTCAATCATAGATACAGAATCTTCTATACCATACAGTTTAATCATTTCTAATACTGTTGTATAGTCTAAACCAATAATTCCACTCATACTGACACGCCATTGCGTCTGACATCTTAAAAATAATTCAACTGCCTGCCAATTATTTTCTAAAACATAAAAATTATTATCTACTTCTTTTTTTTCTGTTTTAATACCTAATACCGCATCATCTTCTGCTGTTTTATCTATGACAGTTGAACCCACAGCCCAGTATTCACCTGCCTTAATTAGTTTTTTTCATATATTTCCTTATTAGAATCCATAAATGCAACACCTATAGCAGTAGCAACACCTCTTACTTCTAATAATTTATTTAAATTTTGTTTTGTAAATTCAACCTGTGAGCCATCAGATGCTTCCATATTTTCCCAACCAAGTAAAACTTCTTTTACAACATCAGTATCTTCTATCTGTTTATCCTCTACCATTTTTATCATTTCTCTAAATCTTGACTGAGTTACATTTTTAAATAATGCAGTGAATATCTGAGTTTCAATTTTATCATCAATATTAACTCTTACTTCTACTTTCCATTTATAAGTAGGACTTTGATCAATAACAAAAGGCATAATTAAATTAGTATATACTTACTAGGGTAAACCCTTTTTATAATCTATGCAAATTTAAGTATAAACAAGTGAAAATTCATTGTTGGCTGATGCTGTAGGAGTTGCATAAAAAGGTAAACTTAACATAGTAACACCATCAGATTCTTCGTATGTAGGTTGTCCTAAATCAGTTTGTGGACATGAGACAGTAATTTTATTACCTGCAGCAGTGCCATGTAACCATGTATTAGTACCAGTAGATGAACCTGTGGCATCTGTAAAGAAATTATGACTAGATAATGCAACGGACTCAACAACAGCAGTACCAGAAGGCCTACGGTCTGTTATTAATACTTCTTTTGTGCCACCTACTAATTCTCTATATATCACTTCATTATTAAAATCTAAATTCCATGATTGTAATGCTGCTGCAAAACCAAATATTGCAAAATTAGATGTGCTGCCATTTTTAAATATTAGTGGTGTTGCCTGATTGCTTCTAGTAACTGTTGGTAATGCCTGATCTGTAGGTGCATTGAATATACCTGTAAGTGAAAATGAAATACGTGGGATTTGATTAACTTCACAAACTAAACTAAAAGTACCTCTGCAACCTGTAATCATGTGCCTTATACCATCATAATTAACAAATAAAGTAACACTGTCTGATGGTGTTGTAACTGGTGCGTATGTAACAGTATTACCACCAGTTATAGTTTCAGATAATCCGCATGATTTTAAAATGCTTCCGTATTTTGGTGCAGTTCCAGCAGATCCACTGCCTGCCATTTCAACATCAAAAGTTACATTAACTCTTGTATTAGCCAGTAATACTTCATAGTTACCCATATATGGCCTTATTAAATCTCTACTAACTTCATCAGATACAACTGGTTCAATATTTAAATCTATAACTTCTACATAGTTTGCAGAACCAGTTGGCGTAGGATTTGAGCCATAACTGGATTCAGCTTTTGCCAGTAAACTTCTTTTTCTGTGTAACTTTGGCATTGTCAATATTTATCAGTATGTATATATAATAAACCTTTTCTGTTAATAAACACTATCTATTGCGTTAAATCATCAATTTCTGTTCTATATCTAACTAAATAATCACATGAAATTACACCACCAGGCTGATCTGCATCTAATAATTCAAAAGAAGTATCAGATGGTTGTACATCTATTGCAAGATTATTAACAGTAAGATCTGACATTATTTTTGCATGCAAGCTTTCTACTGTAGGATCTGCAACATTATCAGGTATGTCTCCTCTTACAATTACAGAAATTTTTACAGTTAAAGTGTGGTCTAATGTTGGCAATGATGTATTTTGTTCAACAGTATCACTTACAGGCTCTAATACAAGTGCAGGTGATTCTCCTCTAGTTAAAGGTACTACTCTGCTTCTATAAATACGTGTGCTTACACCAGTTGTATTTGCAAGAGTTGTTAATAGTCTTGCCAATATTTGCTCTCTTTTTGTTGTCATGTTTTTTGTAGATTTATTTCACAGAATGTACCATCATCAAGTTTTCTTACTTCTCTAACTGTATAAGAAACACTATTAACTGTAATAGTTGCACCTGCTATTAAAGAACCAAAATCATTCACTTTTGCTGTTAGTTGATAATCTGTTGATACTATTCTGTCACCAGCTAAAACTAGATCAGGTTGTTCTAATATTCCTTTTGCAGTTGTACCGCCAGAAACACAGGTAACACCAAAATCATTAAGGTATGCAGATGTAGTAGCAGCGTTTTCAACTAATGCCATTTTCTAATACTGGTTTTGTTTTTTTCTTTTGTTTATTACTTTTTTCAGAAAACTTTTCAACACTTCCAAGTGTCAACAGTATCTGTGCATCTTTATCAGAAATATCGTATGTTTTGCCAGATTCTAAAGCAACGCCACTAGCACATACATTTTTTAAACATTTAACTTTCATAAAAAAAAGGGGTAGATAAACTACCCCATAATGACATATTTATTAAGTTGTAACATCTAAGATTGCAGCAAATGACTGTGCATGTCTAACAGCAACATCAAATGCAACTACACCTTTAACAGATGTTAGGTTCTTAGCAAAGTCATCAGAATCTTCACCAACAGTAATTTCAATACCAGATCCAAAGAATCCTAATATTGCCTGTGAGAAGTCACCCATGACTACAGCAGAACATTCACCACTTGTACTACCTTTTGTAAGGTTAGAAGGTACTTGGTTTGTCATGGCTAATGGATAACCATTTACATTTAATGGTGTTCCACCTCTACCAATCGCTGTGAGATCAGTATTAACAAGGAAAGCACCATCAGTAGCACTAGAGCCACCTGCTCTAAGTTTCTTTAATGCACCAATAACTTTAGCGTTAGTAACGTATGCGATATTGTCACCATTAACACCAGCGTTATCTTCCATAATCGCTGTTTCAAGATCTACTAATGCTTCTACTGTGATAGCACCACCATTAGTACCCATTGCAACAGAACCAATACCAGAAGTTTGCATGATACCTGTAGGCTGACCTGATGAACCAGTACCATTTAAGATACCTAGATCAATACCAACATTGATACCATCAGAAATATCCCTACGTACTAATTCTTCGATACCTGGTGTAGCTTGAATAAGCATGTTGCGAGAATACTTAGATAATGTACCTAATGTTTTTGGTGTCATTGAAATCTGGTCAAATGTTGATTCAGCCTGACTTAATGCACCAGTTTCAGATGAAAGATAACCAGTAGATGCAACACCTGATCTTCTTGGGATTGCAACATCACCAACAAGCCCAGAAAGTGTTTGAACACCTAAACCAACCATTACTGTGCTGTTTCTAAGTGCTTCAATGAAATCATCAGCCCTTAAATCTGTTGCAACAAGATTGCCACCAGTATTCGCAGAGCTAGTTACGTAAGTAGCTCTTTTTGCAAGTGCAGAAAATGGTACAAATAATGATCTGCCATTTGTTTGTCTTTGAGAATCTTTTGCAATTTGCTCTGATATTTCTCTAGCGAAACCAGAAGATCTATTAGACCAATCACCAGTAATAAGACCACTTAAACCAGATGTAATTTTGTAATCTCTAGCAAACTGTTGCTGTTCTTTTGGTGATAACTGCTCTTCAATAGGTTTTGCAGTTTCAACTGGTTTTGCATCAATTCTTTCTAATATTGCCTGTCTGCATTGATCTGCAGAAGAACCATTAGCAATTAATTGTTCTGCAAGATCATCAAAACCACGCTTAGTACACATTGCACTAATTTCCTTTATACGTGTGCGTTCTGCGGAAGTAGCTTTTTTATGCTCTTCACTACGCACAACTTCTAAATCAAGTTGCTCTTTTGCCATAGTTTTTTCTGTTTGAGAAATGTGTTGTTGTACGTCAGTAGACGCAGCGTATACACGCTTATCTTCTATCATATCTTGTTTTTCATCAGTAGGCATAGCGTTTTCATCAATTAATCCTCTTGAAATACCTACATCTGGTGCTGCTGGTGATGCAACAACCGATACTTCATGCGGCTCCCATCTTGTTGCAAGAAATGCGTTATTTCCATCTATTTCACGTTCTTCCATTTCTAAAATGCGATAACCTACGCTAATTGACGATAAAATGCCATCATCTATATCTCTTTTTACTTCCTGTGCCTTAGAATTTCTGCTTAATTCAACAACTGCCCTTCCTTTTTTCTTTTTTTCATCCAAATATGCATTACGAACAATACCTATAACTTGATCCATATTGTGATTCCATAACACTGGTGCAACGCCACCATTTAATCTGCCAAAATCTATTGCACCATCTTCATGGCTTAATATTTCAGTACCAAATGTACGTTCAACAGGAAACTCAGAACTAAAACTAAATTCATAAGTATTTTCTTCTTTTGATGTAAAAGATGTTTCACCACTACGTTTTAAAACTTTTGTAACACTTCTTAAAGAATCTATTTTAGTCAATGTGCTGAATTTATGACCTACCTGTACATCTGTAGCTTCAAATTCACCATCAACTTCTCTAAAAACAGTGATTAATGCTGCAGGGTCATCTTCTGTTCCTGTAATTTCAAAAGAACTATCAGGAACATTTATAGTTCCATCCCTTTCAATGCGATCAATAACACCTCTAGCAACACCACCACTAGCGTTCCATCTAACGCTATCACCTACTGATAATTCATCAGGTTCTGCTCTTTTAAGTTTTGCCATAGGGTCATTATTTCTTAATTCCTTTATTCTAGCCGATTTTGCATTAGAAAAACTTTTACCTGCCCTTCCTCCCCATGCAGCAGCAGCCACCCTTCCTGGACTAGGGTAGCCTTCTTCTCCTGGTCTATAACCTTCTGCTTCCTGATCCACTGCATGTCTTGCATGCCATGCTGACATTGCAATTACAACATCAGGACTTAATTCATTACCACTTAATATCTGTGTTGCTCTTCTACGTGCAACCTCTGTTCCACCTCTTCTACCTTCTCTTTTCCATTTTCTATACTTTTTAGCTTCTTCTCTCATGCCTTTTGTTGGCATAAGATCTATCTCTGTTCCATTAATAACTGCCACTTGAATCCTCCACTACGTTTTGTGCATCCTGTCCTGATGGTTCATCAGTATCACCAAATGGATCAACAGTATTTATAGGTTTAAATTGACTACCACCAGATTTGTTGGTTGCACTTGGATCAGAGTCAGTAATAATATTCATATCATCAAGTTTTGCCAGTTCTGTCTGTCTAGTGATTAATAATTCTTCTATATCGCCACCATTTTCACTTACAACATCAGTTAATGTTTTAAATCCACACCTTACAGCATCTTTCATTGCAGCTATTTCTTTCTGTGGATCTACATAACTATATCCTCTACAAACCCATCTGACCTTTTCATAGACATCAGGTGTTGTTGAATATGTTGGCAGTGTAAGATTTCCACTCAATACTGCCATTTCTAACCAGTACTCATATATAGGTTGGTAAAATGTTTCCTTCAACATTTTCTGTATTGTACGCCAGTGATCCCTGTCCTGTAGCATGGCAAGCCTACTACTGCTGTAATTAGACTGTGAATAGTCAGATGATATTGCTTCAAAACTACAACCTAAACCACTTGCCATACTTCTAAGCATTGATCTTACAAAAGGTTCAAACTCTCCATTTGCCTTATCTAAATCAGGAACAGATACAGATTCGCCTGGTGCTAAATATTTAAATGTTCCAGGTTCAAATGCACTTACACGTTCAAAATCAAATACTTCACCACCAGGATCTAGTTCACCTTCTGGACTTGTAATAAATCCCATTAATGCACTTGATGCACGTTGTCCTACAACAGTTGCCTCAATATATCCATCCAACTGATGAAGATGATTTATTGCACTAGCTAAAAATGGTACTCCCCTATGTTGGCCTGGTCTTAATGGCAGAAATAAATGTACTACATCTTTTGCAGGTACAATTATATGATTTTTCTGTCCTATCGTTTGTGAAAAATTTGTATCACCAGGATGTTTAGCAAGGAAAGCATAGTTAACTGCCCTACCTTCTGGACTTAATTCAATACCTAAACGCCATACATTCTTTTCATTTTGTTTTACACCTTTATAATCTTCATCTAACTGTTCTGCTTCCAGTAATTCAAGACTAAATGGTATTTTACTTCTGCCAAATGCTTTTCTATGAATAATAATAAAACATTCTCCTGATTCGATCATTGATCTAACTGCTAATCTTTCCAGTTCAGAAAAACAAAGTACACCACGTATATCACAGCTATCTTTTCTACCCCATTTACTCCATTCACCTTCTATAGCTTCATTAAGTCTTGTATTTATAGTTCCACCTCTCTGTGATCTAACCTGTGCCTGCATTGTTACGCCCTGTCCTACAATTTGATTTGTAGAATATCTAATAGCCTGTGCTGCATAATTATTATTTCTAACTAAATCATGTACTCTTTTTCTTAGTAAATTAATAGAATTTTTATAACTTTGATCTGGTGAAGATAAAGGTGTAACCCAGCTAAGATTTGTTCTATCAAATCTAGCACCTGCATACATCCTTTTTAACTTATTTCTACGCTTATTTAAGTCATCATTAGAGGTAAATAAGCCATTCCAAGCATTAATTAAGCCCATTTAAGTCTCCTAAAAGCGTACATAGAGGTTTTTAGGGTCTCCTTTACCCTGACTTATTAAACTATACCTCTTTTCACTAAATACTTTACTAATTAATTCTTTTCTTAATTCCCTTAACTCCTTAATGTCTATCCTCTTAAATGTTCTATTACCAATACTATATTCTTGTGCCTTATCTTCTACCATAGCTCTTATAGCTGCTTCCACATTATCTAAATCTATTTCTGTCTGAGTTCTATTATCTATAGCTGCAGGTGTTCCAGAATATTGCAAAGACTGCCTGACTTCTAATTCACCTGTTCCTATCTCAAATACTTTAGAACCTTTAAATGCTCTTGCTGCCCAAAACCAATTACCTGCATCAAAGTTTGCACTGTCAGTAGCACTAATACTAAACTCCCATCCTGTGCTTGCTGAATATTGTGTTCCAGTTGCAGTATGGCCTTCTGATGCAGTATTAGTTCTTAAATAATATTCAAGTGTCCAATCAGGTGCTGATATAGTTTCATTTATTCCAGCAACAGTTGCTTCATCTACCCATTCAACAGTAGTACCTGCAACAATTATTGTAGGTAAATCAGATTTAAACATAAGCACTACCAGGAATTAACAAAATTATTTTTAGATGATGTTCTAATTGTAGCTCTTTTAGGTTTAACAACATCATCTTCTTTGTTCATTTCGTTTTCTAATTGATCCCATACTGTTTTTCTATTAAATTTACTTAAATATAAACACATAGCAGCGTAAGAATAAACAAGACAGTCTAAACATTCATTTCTTGTAGTAGCTTTTTTTACCCATTGTGGCACTTGGAAACCTGCCCTGTTTGTTTTTAATACCTGTCTTTCTGCTGTTAGCTGTTTGAAATATTCTTCATTTGTACTTCTATGAAAATGAATATAGCCATAACTTCCCTTCTTATTATTTTTTAATCTACCCATCAAAGTATTTTTTATGGTATCAACTCCTAATGGATAAACTAAACCACCTTTTTTTATAGCTCTATTACTTTTTCTAAAATTTATATCCACTCTTGTAGGTTTACCAATAGCAGGTTTATTTGCCTGTGATTGTCCTTTTATAGCTATCACTCCCTGTGCAACCTTTTCTCTTGCAAAATGATAAACCTCTGATGTATGTATACCACCACTGTCTATAGCAGTCATAACAGGTACTAAATCTTTATTAACAGAATGTTCATATTTCTGATTCAATACTATTTCCAACTGTTGCCAGACTTCTGCCTGATGTGGATCACCCCATAACTGCACATGATCTATTAAAAATGCTTCCTCTCCTCTACCCCATCCCCATGTACTGACTTCTAATCTATCCACCTGACAGTCTACACCCTGAGTAAGAAACAATACACCATCTGGACATGTACCCTGTTCATAATTTTCACATCTTTTCAATAACCCTTCAGCACTCATAGCACTTACATAATCTGTTTCAAATGTTTCTGCAAGTCTTGTATTAACAAAGGTTTTGATTAAAGGTGCATCACCTTTTGCCTTATTAAATTCCATCACTGCTTCTTTCCAACTAAACCAACCAAGTGGACTATATAAACCATTTAATCTAAATCCTGCTGTTATACCATCACCTTCTTTCATTGCTCTCCATTCTCCCTTTCTAAGCATCTTAGTTTTATGGCTTTCATCAAATAATTCTTTACAGTGCAAACATTTATATTTCACATTATTCACATCATCTTTCTGTAATTGTTTCCACCTTAAATCCTGATATTCACCACATATAGGACAGGGTACAAAATATAATCTCTGATCTGATGATAGATATTCTGATTCTATTCTTGAAAAATCCTTAATTGTAGGTGTAGATGTAAGTAAGACTTTTTTTCTTGTACTAAATGTTGTTGCCCTCTTTTCCGCAAGTGCTACAGGATCACCTTCACCTGATGCATCACTTGGAAATGCATCCACTTCATCACAACTTATATAGCGGCATGGAGTTGATCTTAGGCCTGTTGCTGAGTTTGCTCCTGTTATAAGCATCATACCTCCAGGAAACTCTTTACTGAATAATGTATTACCACTATCTCTACTTCTAGCTGGTGCAATCTTTTCATTAAGACATGGAGTATCATTAATCATGCTTTCTAATCTCTGTTTACTTAATCTTTTACCCATTTCTACTGTTGGCTGAACAAGTAACATAGGTGCAGGTGCATGATCTATCACATAACCTAACCAACAATTCTGTGCTTCTGTCTTACCTGTCTGTGCAGCAAACATAAGAACTACACGTTGTATAGGACTTTGAGTACCTAAACAGTTCATAGGTTCTTCTAAATATGGTGTTCTACTTGTACGCCACTTTCCTGGTTCACTACTAGCCTTACTACTTAGGATTCTATAAGTATCAGCCCATTCACTGACACTTAATGGTTTTTCTGGTTTTAAACCTGCTAAAAATCCCTCCTCCCATGCGTTCATAGTTGTGCCATATTCTGTAATGCTTCTCTGTGTTCAGTAGACAATAAATTATGTATAACAGTTGCATCATCTTCACCTGCTAGTTGGTGACTTAATCTATCTGCGAGATTACTTAATGCTTCTCTTATAGCTCTACCTTTTGCGAAACTTGATTTTTTTATATCATCAACACTAACTAACTGTTTTTTCTTTTCCTCTACATCTAATTTTGCTAATTCTGCCAAGTAAAATTCTCTTTTTGCCTTGCTTTCTGCAAAATCTGGGATTGAATTAGCAGGTAAATTATCAATTTTTTGCTTTAGTTCTTTTTTTACTGCTGTAACTGCTCTTGAATCTGCAATATCCCATAATCTAAATGCTTCCTCTTTGTTAACCATCTTTCTTCCATTATGGTTAACTACAGCACCCTCTAATCTTCCTGACTTAATTTTCTTTGTAACTGCAGCCCTAGACACGTTTTTCAGCATAGCTAATTCTGCAAGGCTTATTAACATAATTGTTTTTTTGTTAACCTACTTTACTTATTATAATTAACTTGTTAACTACTTATGTCAACTGACGCTAAATAATTTGCGAGCCTTCGGATGACCA